AAAAGAATATGGTTTAAATGGGTTGATTTAAAATATGATTCAGACCTGCACCAAGAATATGCCAATGATATTCTGTATGCCAATTTTAAAGAAGTCTATTATTCGGTGGTTTTTTTTTATCAAGTATTTCAAGATTGGATGCCAATTACACAGGATTATTTGATAGCCAACCTGAAGCAGAAGGGGATGCAGGATATGAGGGCAGAAAAGGTGGCAGCAATTTTATGGAATATTTTGGATGGCAGTATTGTGCCAAAATAGTTTCTGACCATGAGCACATACCATTGCAAGATGCATATGAACTTAAAGTGGTACATTTTTTAAATACATTGTCTTACCTTAAAGCTAAATCAGATTATGATTCAGAACAGGTTAAGAAAATAAGATAGTTTGTTGGTTAATAAATAGAGCAATCGTACCCCTGCCATTTCTATGGTGGGGGTTAGTTATTTTATAACCTTTGCCCTATTTATATACATGAGCATCAACAGGAATCAAATAGAAGCATTAAGGGATGGCTACATTCAAAAGATAGGTAGTGGTGACTATAAGGTTTTAAATAGCAAGAAACTACCCATACTTGAACAGGCTTTATTAGAATTTGGTAAAGACTTTAATGATGCTATAGTGGATAATTTAGAAAAGGCAGGTGCTATTGGTAGGGGTAAACTTGCTGAACCTGCTTTTCCTACCATTACAAAATTTGGTACTAAGTATGTTTTAAACTTAGGTTATCCTACAGGTAGTGAACAGATTGAATATTTTGATTATATAAATAAAGGGGTTAAGGGTGTAAAAAGTGGTACACCTGCAGATACACCATATTCATTTAAAAGTATATACCCTAACAGAAAAATGGCAGCCAATATCTTTAGTTGGCTTAATACTGCAAGAAAGAAAGCAAGTGCTGATAATGTAGCAACAAGCCCAACTGAAAAGAAAAGACAGGGATTAAAGCAAACACTTACAGGTGCAAAGAATAAAAGAAGTTTAGCTTATGCAATATCTGTAAACATTAAGAAAAGGGGTATTGCTCAAACTAAATACTTTGACAATGCAGTAGCACAGGTATTCAATAAGGAATTTACTGATGCAGTAGCTTATGCAGTTATAAGTGATGCAGCAGTTAGGATAGTAGCAAATATTACAAAAGAAACAAAAGGAAATAAATAATGGCAATAACAATACAAAGTAGCCCTGCAACCTATGCAAGTATGCATGATGACTTATGGTTTGTAGCATCTTCAACTAATGTAGGTGAAACTTCATTTAAGTTTGTATATGATGTTTATGTGAATGGTAGTCAGGTTAGCAGAACAAAGGTATTCCCTGCACCAAGTGCTGAAGGCAGCTATGGTATTTTTAATAGTTCACCAATGGTTAGGTCTTATGTTACTAACTACTTTGAACCATCAGGCAGTTCAATATTGGTAGCATCTAATAATAAGATAAAGGTTGATTATACACTACAGATAGGTGAAGAATATGTTTCAGGTGGTAATTTAGTTACTACATTAAATATGGCATCAGGTGCATTGTCAGCTTACAATTATTACCCACCATTGTTTGCAGATATATTCTATGTTAATAATGACACACCATTGGTATTGTCAGATTATTATGAAAACCTTTTAATTGAAAACTTTACAGATGATTGGTTGACTGAAAGGAATAATGATGAAATAGGTATTGAATATGGTGATAATTTTTATGCTACATACTTAAAGATTACTGCAGGTACATATGTAGCATGGGTTGATGTGGTAAATGAAGCAGGTGCAGTAACAGATACTGCAAGTGCTAATATTACATTAAGTGGGCAGATGAACTTATTTAATTGTCAGGCAGGTCATATTAATACATGGGCAGGTAGGACTTTAATTACTGCTGCAGCTTATGGGTATCATGTATATCTTAAAAGGGGTGTAGCAATATCAAGAAAGTTAAAGTTTGTTCAGAAGTGTTACCCTAAATTCAAACAATATAACCTGCACTTTTTAAACAGATTAGGTGGTTGGGATACTATGAAGTTTGCTTTAGTTAATAGAAGGTCAACAGAACTACAAAGGGCTTCGTACAGAAGAAACGATTGGCAGCTAAGTGGCAATACAATGACTAACATAGATTCATATAATAAATACAATGAAACTACTTTGAACTATGCTATTCAGCATAAAGATAAGTTTCATCTTATATCTGATTGGGTAAGTCAACAAGATTATGAATGGTTGGCACAATTGGTAGCAAGTACAATCACTTATGTAGAAGTACAGGGTGCATATTTCCCTGTAACTATAAGCAGCAATACTTATGAATATAAGGTTAATAGTGCTGATAAGATATTTAATTTTGAAATTGACATTGAAGTAGGTAAATATTTAACAAGCCAATTTAGATAATGATAAGTACTGAAATATATATTGAAGATTATAAATTAGACCTGTTACAGGATATAAGTACAGAATTCACTTATACCATTGATGACATAGCAGATTTTGGTGCAAAGAATACATCATTTAGCAAAACAATATCTTTATCAGGTACTGCAAAGAATAACCAAATATTTGGCTTTGTATTTGATTTGGGTAATGCAAACTTTACTGATAATACATTTCCAAATGTTAATTATAATTTTAATGTATCTAAGTCAGCACAATGTAAGATATTCATTGACAAGGTACAGATATTTAAAGGGTCATTAAGGATATTAGAAATAGTAAGTCAGCATGATACTATTGAATATCAATGTTCTGTATTTGGTGAATTGGGTGGGTTTATGAATTCATTAGGTAATGAAAGATTAGAAGATTTAGATTTTAGTGCATATAACCATTCTTATACTACTACTAATATTTCAAATAGTTGGGATGCTGCAAGGGGGTCAGGCTATTATTACCCATTGATTGATTATGGTAATGTAAGTACAGGATTATATGGAACTGCTAAAGTAGATTTTCAATATAGTGCACTTAGACCTTCATTCTATGTTAAAGAATATATAGATAAAATATTTGCAGCAACAGACTATACATATGAATCTGATTTTTTTAATACTGATTTCTTTAAAAGATTAATTATACCTAATAATCAAAAGACATTATCAGGATATAGTACATCAGGTTTAAATGTTTCTGCATATCAACAAATATATGATACAAGTAATTATATAGTACCTGTTGAATTTGATATTAAAACATTATTAGGAAATTTTACTGCTAATGGTGATAATACTATTTTTACATATACAAGTGCTACACCTAAAACAGGTACATTAAGTGGTAATGTATTAGGCAGATATAGAACTGCTAACTATGAAGGCAGGGTTAAAGTATTAAAAAACAATTCTGAAATATTTTCATATTCAGTAGGTACAGGTAGTACAGGTAATTATTTTAATGTAGGGTATCAATTAGAAAATATAACATTTAATAATAATGATACATTAAAAATAATATTTGAAAGAATAGGTGGTAATCAATTTATTACTACATTACTTGATATTTATAGTGCAGATATTGTATTAACTTCAGGTGCTTCAGAAATTACACCTATTAATTATGGTGAAGCAATTGCAGTAAATAGTACATTGCCAAAAGGTATATTTCAAAGGGATTTTATATTGAGCATAGCAAAGATGTTTAATTTATATATTTTTGATGATGTATATGATGACAAGAAAATACATATAAGACCTTACATTGATTTTTACCCAAATGTTTCTGACAATGCTTTAGATTGGTCTAATAAAATAGATAGGTCTAAGCCATTAAGCATTAAACCAATGAGTGAATTAAATGCAAGGTATTACCATTACAAGTTTAAAGAGGATAACGATTTTTATAATGAAAACTACAGAAAGAAGTATAATGAAAGCTATGGTGATAGGGTATATGATACTTCTTATGATTTCAGTAAGAATACAGAAAGTGTTGAAGTAATATTTGCACCATCTGTATTGTATCAGGCTACAGGTACTGATAAAAAATATGCTGCTATATATAAAAAGTCTAATAATAATACTACAGAAGATACTATAGATAGTGTTATTAGAATCATGCAGGTTAAGAAGATTACAGGTGTAGGTTCATGGACAATTAAAAATGGTGCAACCACATTAGCAACATATACATCATATGGTTATGCAGGTCATTTGGATGACCCTAATAGCCCTACCAATGATATTAATTTTGGTGCACCTAAGGAATTGTTTATATCAGTTGGCACATATCCAACTACTAATGTATTCAATGCATATCATTCTGAATACATAGCTGAAATTACAGATAAGAATAGCAAGTTGCTGACATGTTCAGCTTTGCTAAGCACTATAGATATATTGAATTTAGACTTTAGCAAATACATTTGGATTGATGGTGTACTATTCAGATTAAATAAAGTTGATGGGTTTAACCCAATGGAATACAAGACTACAAAAATAAGTTTATTAAAAGTAATTGAAACTGAATACTAATGGCAGAAGAAAAATTAAATTTGCAGATAACAATTGATACTGCAGCAGGTACAGAAAATGTTGACAAACTTAATAATAAGACTAAAGAAACTGCTAAGTCTGCTAAAGAAGGGCAGGGTGCATTTTCTTCATTAGGTAATACTATTAAGTCATTGGGTATTATATCTGTTATTGCAGGTGCATTCAATTTCTTTAAAGAAACATTATCTAAGAATCAAAAGGTAGCAGATTCAGTAGCAGCAGTATTTAATACTATTGCTACAATAGTTAATAAGTTAGTGGACATATTTATTGATGTAACTGCAGCAGTAGGTAAAAATACTAATGGGTTTGATGCACTTGGTAAAGTAATGACAGGCTTACTTACATTAGCCATTACCCCATTAAAGTTTGCTTTTGGTGGTATTAAGTTATTCATTCAAGAAGCACAATTAGCATGGGAAGATTCTTTTTTAGGTGGTAAAGATGCTGACAAGATTAAAGAACTTACAAAGAACATTGGTGACACAAAGAAGTTTTTAGGTGAAACTGCAGACAATGCAGCAGAAGCAGGTAAGAAGATATATAATAATTTTAGTGCTGCAGCATCTTCTGTTATTGATGTAGTTAGTGGGGTGGTTGATAAGGCATCTAAAATAAATGTAGGTGCAATATATGAGCAATCAAAAGCAACTATAGCCCTTCAGAATAATGCAAAGTTAGCTGCTGCTGAATTAGCAGGGTTAGTTGAAAAATATGACAGACAGGCTGAAACATTAAGACAAGTTAGGGATGATGAATTTAAAAGTATTGATGATAGGATAGCAGCAAATGAAAGTTTAGGGC